GCACGGGCGAGGCTGCGGTCACCAAGGTCGATGTGTCGGCGCTAACGCCTTCCGCGACTGAAGTGTCAATCGACAAGATCATTTATGCGACTGACGGCATGGCGGTTCGTATCCTGTGGGACGCGACAACGGATGTTGTGGCCTGGCTGGTTCCGCAAAATCAACAGGGCGTATTCGACTTCCGCAGCATCCTGCCCGGCGACGTTGTGAACAACGCGGGTTCCGGCGTGACGGGCGATATCCAGTTCACGACTGTCGGCCACTCTTCCGGCGACACCTATTCGATTATCCTGGTCATGCGCAAGCGCGTGCTGGGCTGAAGTCTCTAGCGTAACCGCGTTTCATCGAGCCGCCTTCGGGCGGCTTTTTCTTTGTTCCTCCCCTTAGCAATAGCAATAAGCACGCCTTAAGGAGGCTTTCATGGCTGACATTCTCGCATCTATTCGCGGCAAGTCCATTGGCTTGGACTCTAGCGGCAATCTCGTAATCGACGGCCCCGGCATCATCGTCAACAACGGTTCCAGCCCGATCCTGCTGGGCGGCGCGTCGGCGCAAGTCGCCGCTGGATCGACCCTGACCCTGACCAACGCCGTTCATTCCGGCAAGACGATCAAGCTGGACACGTTAACCGGCTCCGTCGTGACGCTGCCGGCCGCCACTGGTTCGGGTGCGCGATTCCGTTTCCGCGTCAGCGTCCTCGCTACCTCGAACAGCCACATCGTGAAGGTGGCGAACTCGACCGACGTGATGCAGGGCTTTGTCTTTACCGTCGATGACACGGGCGACAACGCCTGCGGGTTCTTCGCCGGTGCCACCGCCGACACGATCACGCTCAACCGGACCACGACCGGCTCGGTTTCGCTCGGGGAGTGGATCGAGGTCGAGGACATTGCTGCGGGCTTCTTCCACGTCCGCGGCTTTATCTCGAACTCCGGCACGCCCGCAACTCCGTTCTCGGCCACCGTCTAAGGCGCGTGTGACGCTTCTTGAAGAACTGCTCTCGACGCTGGGGGCGTTACCGGAAGAAGAAAAAAAGGCTGTTGTCGCTGAGACTGTGGCGGCAACGGCTGATCTTAGGTGGATTCCAAATTCTGGACCGCAAACGGAGGCGTACTTCTGTCCCGCCGATATCCTCCTCTATGGAGGTCAGGGTGGCGGCGGTAAAGCCCTTGCTCTAGATACGCCCATTGCAACGCCTAGTGGCTGGGCTTCAATGGGATCGCTGTGCACTGGCGATGTGGTCTTTGATGACAGTGGGCATCAGTGCAAGGTGTCCGCCTGTTCGCCGGTTATGTTTGGCCGGCCCTGCTACTTGGTGCGCTTTTCTGACGGCAGCGAGATTGTCGCTGACGCGGACCATCGCTGGTTCACTCTAACTGCGCTTGACCGAGACGCCATACTACGCGGTTCGGAAGCTTGGCGGGCAAGACGACGAGCATCGCGGCCCAAACGAGGGAGGGGCAGGCGTCCAGACTTGGCAGCGCGCAATTCACAAGCCGTGTCATTGGTGACTAGGGTGGTCGGTGGCGTCAGAACTACCGCAGCTATAGCGTCGACTGTGCATCACGGGCGCGGACTTAACCATTCCATTTCCGTTTGCGGGGCGCTGGAATGCGACCCGGCGTCACTGCCAATTGATCCCTATCTGTTCGGCGCATGGCTTGGTGATGGGTCGAGCTACGGTGCGCGTTTAACGATCGCTGAACCGCAGATGGCGGCACTAGCGGCATCGGCGGCCGAGTCTTGCGGGTGGTCTGTAAGGAAGGGTGCCACTAAATACGATTATGGTGTCCGCGGCGGCCTCAAGGTCAAATTGCGCGAAGCGGGCGTGCTAGAAAATAAACACATTCCTCCGCAATATTTGCGGGCGTCTGTGCCGCAGAGGCTAGCGCTGCTGCAGGGGTTGATGGATACGGATGGGTACGCAGACCCGCGTGGACAGTGTGAATATACAACTACTTCGTCTAAGCTAGCCGCTGACGCGCTTGAACTCATCAATTCTCTTGGTATCAAGGCCGTGATCTGCGAAGGGCGCGCGATGCTACGTGGCCGCGATTGTGGGCCAAAGTATCGGATTAAGTTTCTAACTGAGCTGCCCGTGTTCCGACTCGACCGGAAGCTAGCGCGACAAAAGCGGGCGGGGTTTAGGGGGACATCTGCTCGGCGCTATATTGTTTCGGTTGAGCCGGTAAAGACCGTTCCGGTTCGCTGCATATCCGTAGATAGCCCTTCCAAGTTGTTTTTGTGCGGTCGGGAAATGATCCCGACGCATAATAGTGATTTAGGATTAGGGCTGGCGTTCACGGCGCATCGCCGTTCGCTAATCCTGCGCCGTCGCTATACGAACCTTGGCGCACTGATCGACCGGGCGGTTGAAATCAACGGGACGAAGGACGGGTTTAACGGCTCGCCGCCTCCGAAAATTCGCACGGCGGACGGTAGGCATATCGAGTTCGGCGCCAATCAGCATCTTGGCGATGAACAAGGATGGCAAGGCCAGCCATTCGATCTGAAGGTATTCGACGAAGGGGTGCAGTTTCTCGAAAGTCAGGTTCGCTTTCATATCGGCTGGCTGCGCTCCACGGTTCCGGGACAGCGGGTAAGGGCACTCCTTGCCACCAACCCGCCCATCGACTCTGATGGTGACTGGATTATCGGGATGTTCCGGCCCTGGCTGGACATCACGCATCCCAAGCCCGCCGAACCGGGCGTCTTACGCTGGTTTGTAACCGCTCCTGACGGGGCGGATTTGGAGGTAGAAGGCCCGACGCCGGTACAACTCGGCGGGATGAAGCTGATCCCGATGTCGCGGACGTTCATCCCCGCAGAACTGAGCGACAACCCGTTTCTGGTGAACACGGATTATCAGGCAAAGCTAGACGGCCTGCCAGAGCCGCTGCGATCTGCGGTGCGCGACGGCAATTTCATGGCCGCGCGACAAGACGCGGATTTCCAAGTCATACCGATGGCCTGGATTATCGCCGCGCAAGACCGCTGGAAGCCCGATGGGCACAAGGCGTTCAACATGACGGCGATGGGATTTGACCCTGCCGGTGGCGGCGCTGATGCCGCGGAACTGGCATGGAGACATGGCGGCTGGTACGCGCCGCTGATTACGGCAAAAGGCGAACAGACGGCGGATGGTTCGGCTGCTGCCGGGACGATCATATCGCATCGAAGAGACAGTGCCCCCGTTATCGTTGATGTCGGGGGAGGCTATGGCGGCGCCGTGACCCTACGCTTGAAAGACAATGGCATAGCCCATAGTGGGTTCAACGGCGCTGCCGCTTCACATGCCCGCACCAGGGACGGGCAATTACGATTCGCCAATAAACGGGCGGAAGCCTGGTGGAAGTTTCGGGAAGAACTCGACCCCGATCAACAGGGTGGGTCGGTTATCTGCCTTCCGCCCGATCCTGAATTGAGGGCCGATCTCGCCGCCCCGACTTACGAGGTCGCGGCACGCGGAATTCTGATCGAAAGCAAGGAAGAGATTCGAAAACGACTTGGCCGATCTCCCGGAAAAGGAGATGCCTGCATCATGGCACTATCCGAGGGCAATGCCGCAGTTAAGCGATCACTGAGTCACACCGGCCCGTTACAGACAACCGCGAATTTGGGCTACGCGAGCATGAAGAAAAGGCGTTGATTATGGGTGGTTTATTTGACAAACCGCAAATACCTACGGTGCAGCTTCCGGCTCCCATGCCGGACAGCAGCTCTGCGGGTGTCCGCGAGGCCAATCGCAAGGCGCAATTTGACATTCTGGCTCGTAGCGGGCGCTCATCCACGATCCTGACTGATCCGGCCAACCGCGTTGGCGGCGGCGACAGCTATTCGTCCAAGACCCTGGGTGGCGGCACCTAAATGTCGAAGACGCGGGCGCGGGAACTCTGCGAACAGGGTGACCGTCTTTTCTCCAAGCGCCAGCCGTTGCTTTCGCTCTGGCAAACCATGGCGGAGAATTTCTGTCCGATCCGTGCTGACTTTACCAAGTCGCATTATCTCGGGGAGGAATTTGCTTCCAACCTGATGACTGGCCGGCCCGTGCTGGCGCATCGCGATTTGGGTAATGCGCTTTCGGCCATGCTGCGGCCCCGTGGGCAGGCGTGGTTCCATGCCCGCACCAACCACGAGGAAATCAATACCGACGCTTCCGCACGGCAATGGCTTGATAACAAGTCCGACGTGCTACGCCGGATGATGTACGACCCGCGCGCTCAATTCATTCGCTCCACAAAGCAGGGCGACCTGGATTTCGTCGCCTTCGGGCAGACCGTTATCGGGGTGGAGCCGAACCGTTACCTAGATGGAGTTCTCTACCGCACTTGGCACTTGCGCGATGTGGTTTGGTGTGAAAACGCCGAACTCGTCATTGATACCGTGCATCGCAACTGGATGCTGGAATCCCGCGCCTTTAGCCAATTGTTTCCGAAGACCGCAAGCAAGGCTATCGCTCTCTCCCGCAAGGAGCCGTATCGCGAACTGAAGTGCCGGCACATCATTCTGCCGGAAGACGAATACGACCTTTCCACCGCCAAGAAGGGCCGGACCAACCGCCTGCCTTACACGTCGATCTATATCGACATCGAAAACGATGAAATCCTTGAGGAAGTGCCCGCCAAGCGGGTTCCTTATGTGATCCCGCGCTGGCAGACAGTGCCCGGCTCGCCTTACGCGCATTCTCCAGCGACCGTTACGGCGCTGCCTGATGCGCGCATGTTGCAGCAGATCACCTTGACCTTGCTGGAGGCGGGACAGAAGGCTGTCGATCCGCCGCTCAAGGCGACGAAAGAAGCCATCGTCGGCGTCGTCAACGCCTATGCGGGCGGCATTACCTGGGTTGACAGCGAATACGACGAGAAGATGGGGCCGGCGCTGGAACGGCTCATGGACGTATCCCCTGGGCTTAACTGGGGCGATGCCCGCGAAGAGAAGATTGAGCGGCTCATTGCGGAAGCATTCTATCTAAACGTCATCAATCTCCCGGAGACGACCGGGGCGGAAAAGATGACGGCCTATGAAACTCAAAAGCGGGTTGAGGAATACATCCGTCGCGCGCTGCCGCTCTTTGAGCCGATGGAAGTCGAATACAACGGCGGTTTGTGCGAGCTGACATGGAACTTGGCGATGGATCAAGGCGCGTTCGGCTCTTTTGCCGACATGCCCGATGTCCTGAAGGGCAAGGAAATCAGTTGGCAGTTCGAAAGCCCGCTCCAAGCTGCCAATGACCGGGTGAAGTCGCAGGCCTTCGCGCAGTCGGCGCAACTTTTGGCGGAAGCTGCGCAAATCGATCCGAACGTGCGGTTTGACTTCAATATCGACAAGGCATTCCGCGATGCCCTGAGCGGCATTGCTCCCGCCGGTTGGGTCATGTCGGAAGAACAGGCCGCGGCGCTAAAGGCGCAAGCCGCGCAAGTGCAGCAGGCGCAACAGGCTGCCGCGGCGATGGCGACCGGCGCCGACGTGGCAACCAAGATGGCAACGGCTGTCAAGGGTGCTGGTGACGCCGCGCAATCGTTGCAGTCCGTTCGCCGGCATAACGCACCTGAATTGGCCTCGCCTGGAACGTGAGCAAGAAACTAGTTCCGCAGCCGTGGCATCCCGCGCCATACGACGATCAGGACACGATGGCGATCAAGGCTCTGGCGTCAGGCGTAGCCACCGCTGGGCAACAGAAGATCGCGCTAGATTGGATTATCTACAAACTTTGCGGGACTTACGATCAACCCTACCGTCCTGGCGAAGGTGGGGACCGCGATACTGTATTCGCCTGCGCAAAGCAATTCGTCGGTCAGCAGATCATCAAGCAAATAAAGCTGATCCCAAAGACTAAACCTTAGAGGAACGTATGGCTGATGAAGTCAAAACGGTGGTCGATGCCGCCGACGCTACCGCTGCAGCCGATAAGGCCGCATCTGAAACCAAAACCGCCGACACGATTGTAAAGACCGCCGATGGCGGAACGGTCGATAAGGCCGCCGACAAGGGCGCCGCAGATAACACCGACAAGACTGCCGATGAGGTTGTCGAAAAAGTTGCCGAAAAGGGTGCGCCCGATTGGCGAACGCGACTAGCCGGCGACGACAAGGCGCTGCTCAAGACCCTGGCTCGGTATCCCGACGAAGCCGCATTCGGCAAAGCTCATCGTGCGTTGCAGACAAAGCTTTCCTCCGGCGAGTTCAAAAAGGCTTTGCCGGAAGGCGCCAGCGAGGAAGAAAAGGCAACGTGGCGCAAGGAAAACGGCCTGCCCGAAAAGCCTGAAGGCTATGTCGAGGGGCTTGAACTGCCCAATGGCGTTGTTCTTGGCGAGGCCGACAAGCCGATTGTCGCTGAATTTGCCGCCTCTGCCTTTGAAAGCGGCGTCGATAAGAAGGCCTTCTCTGGCCTGGTGGCGAAATACTACGCCATCCAAGATGCCCAGCGTGCGCAACGCGAGGAAGCCGACGCAGCTTTCAAGCTGGAATCCGAAGAAGCGCTCCGCGGCGAGTGGCAAGGCCCCGAATACCGCCGCAACCTGACCGCTGTTAACAACATGATGAAGGGCTGGCCTGAAGGCCTTGCGGACCGCGTTCTCGCCGGCCGTTCCCCGGATGGGAAAATGCTCGGCAACGATCCGATGTTCATCAAACAGCTTGCTTCGCTGGCTCTGGAACTAAATCCGCACGCCACGCTCGTTCCGGCTGGCACCACGGATGCGGCTAAGACAGCGAACGCGAGACTGGAAGAAATCCGCGCATTCCGCCGCGATAATCCGGACGGCTACAATGCGGACAAGAAAATGCAGGCTGAAGAAGTCGAACTAATCGACGCCAATCTCAAAATTCAGGCCAGAGGAAAGGCCGCCTAATCTCTTAAACACCCCGCGTTGGGTGCCGGACACCTCGCAAGACCCCGGACAGAAACGCAAAGCCAAACCGCCAACGAGACGCCCCGCTTGAAAAGACGCCGGCTCCGCAAGGACACCCCGGGCGCTTTTGCATGTGGACACCCCGACCAGAGGCATCCCCGCAATCCCATCCTCTGAAAGGGAATTACCATGTCCGTTGAAGCGGCAGTAATTCAATATCGTCAGGCCTTCGTTGATCAATTCGAAGGCAAGGTTTCGGTGCTTCGCACCGCGACCACGAAAGAAAGCGTCACCAAGGGAAATCAGGCCACGTTTCTCGTGGCCGGCTCTGGCACCGATGCCGCGGTCACCCGCGGCGTCAACGGCCAGATTCCCTACGGCAACCCGACCAACACGCAAGTTACCGCGACGTTGGTTGAGAAGCACGCGCCCTATGAGCTGACTGGCTTTAACATCTTCGCCAGCCAGGGTGACCAGAAGGCCGTGATGCGTCAGGCCTCGATGAACGTGATCAATCGCGACATCGACCTGGTTGTGCTTGCCGAACTCGCCAACGCCACCATCGACACTGGCGCCTATGCCACGGCTTCGATGGCGCTGGTTGAAAAGGCCAAAGGCTACCTCGGAAACAACGACGTTCCTGTTGAGGAAGAGGAGAACATGTTCGCCATCGTATCTTCGGGGTTCCTGGCCACGCTGCGCCAGACCACGGAGTTCGCGAGCGCGGACTATGTTGACGTGAAGCCGCTTGTTGGCCCGACCCGCCGGATGCTCCGGTGGAATGGCGTCAACTGGATGCAGTCTGCCCGCGTAACCGGCGTCGGTACGTCCACGGAGCTTCTCTATATGTGGCACCGTTCCGCGCTCGGCTATGCCGTCAACGTTGGCGAGGATTCTGTCGCCATCGGTTATGACGAAAAGCAGGACACGTCATGGTCCCGCGCCACCGTGTTTCACGGGGCGAAGATCCTCCAGAACACCGGCATCGTGCAGATCAAGCACGACGGATCGGCGTTCGGCCTGAGCTAAGGCTTGCCTCAATAGTCGGGGCTTCGGCCCCGGCTTCCCCCTCATCATCAATCTAATGGAGGCCAGCAATGGCTTATGACGCAACTGTATCCCAGCCGGTCCTGGTGGCTGGTGGGATTGGCGGCGGTCAACGTATCTGGACTTATTCGTCCGTTGACGCTGTGACCCTCGTTCGTGTGGCGGGCTATTTCACCGATGGGTGGAAACTCGGTATGCGCAAGAACGATCTCGTGTTTGTTCTCGACAACGACGCTTCCCCGATCACCGGCTCGCTTTGCTGGGTGGCGGCGGCGTCGGCTACCAGCGTTGACCTGTCCGATGGCGTGACCATCACGGGCACCAACACCGATTAATCGGTGACTCCCATCAACTAGGGCGGGCGGCATTTTGCTTCCCGCCCCTTTTTTGAGGATTGCATGACTGAAAAAACTGGCGTGAAGTTCAAGGAAAAGAACTTCGGGGTTTCCACGTTTAAGTTCAATCGCTGGTCGCTCGAACTGGACGAGGGCGAATCCATCGACGACGTGAGCAATAGCGCGGCCTGGGCGAACCTTGCCCCAGTCGTGATGGGATTTGACAAAACCGCGCCGAAAGGCCGCGGCGATATCGTCGAAGTCCGCAAGATGGATAGCGGCCTTTATGCCGAGTTCCTGATTCGGGAAATCGGCCCTGGCTTTGTCCGGCTGACTGCGTTGCGGGAATTTGAGCCTGAAACGGCAGAGATTGCCGAAGGCGTGCCGTTCATTACCCGCTGGAACGTCGGCAAGCGCAGCCATGAAGTCCTGCGGAAGTCCGATAGCGCGGTGATGCAGGGCGGCTTTCAGAGCAAAGACAGCGCCGTGGCATGGATTGAAAACCACATGAAGGCGGTAGCGGCCTAATGACGACGAAGCTCGCCCTTTTTAACGACACCTTGCTGATCCTTGGTTCGGAGAAGCTTGCGTCGTTGGCGGAAACGGGCACGCGCAAGAACGCCCTCGACGATGCTTACGACAAGGCGCTGAGTTATTGCCTTGAACAGGGCTTCTGGAATTTTGCAATGCGGGCTGTCCGCATTGATCGTTCCGAGACAGT